GATTCTTTGCGCCCGAAGGTATAGACTGGTACCTGTCCGGGTACACCCCCGAAGAGCGCGCCGAACGAAAGCGGGGCGCAAACATGCGCCCTGTTGGTATTCTTGAAGGAGTCGTCAATGCTAAATTATCGTAATCGGTCGGTAGTGTACTACTCTTGTTCTAGTAGTTTTCTTCCTGACGAAGATGTAAGCACGTCTACTGACCTATTTCTGGCAGAGAATGAATACAGAGTACCGAGACTTAGGCTCACGGCTACGTGCCCATATTGTCACGGACAAACAGAAAACGATAAAAGGGGAAATTGTACTGCGTGCGGTGCGCCCCGAGGAGAACCGAATGCCTAACGATACATCATTTTGGAATAGATTAATTGGCAGTCTGCCTACCATGTTTGGGCGCGGGAAACCGGCATACAGTACCCAGCAGAAACCGGAAGGCGCCAATGAAGCCTACGCACAGTTCTACCCTACCTATGAAGTCACAAGTCCGCAGTATCAGACCCCCAGCCCGTACCCGTTGGCACAAGTCGGATACCGTGAGAATGAATTGGCCTACGCGTGTATCAACGAACGCGCCGAAAATCTCGCGGCCGTAAAGCGCGTATTGGTCAAGCGCCTGAGCGGTGAAACTGACGAAGAAATCAAAGACCATCCGCTTACCTTGCTGATGCGGGAGCCATGCCCCGGATACCTGACCCTGGCCGAATGGTTGCGGATTACCGAAACTTACCTGTTGATTGCTGGCGTGTGCTATTGGGAAATTGAGCGCAATAATCGCGGGGAACCAATTGCCCTGTGGCCGATGCGCCCGGACTGGTGCTCTACCTATCGCGGGGAAGGCCAGCCACTACGCGCCATACGCTATCAACCCTACGGACTGCCCCCGCTTGATATTCCCGTTGCGGACGTGCTATATCTACAATACTTCGATCCATTGTGGCCGCTGCTGAAAGGACTTAGCCCGACCGCTGTTGCATTGCGTATCATCGGCACAGACACCAGCATGACCGAGATGGTCAAGGCTTTTCTGACAAACGGCGCGTTCCTGGGCGGGATGCTGAAAACCGAACAGGCGCTAAATGACGCCGAAGCTACGCGCGCGCGCGTCCTGTGGCAGCAGTCACATGGCGGGGCAGAAAACGCCGGGCAAATTGCCGTCCTGGGCAAGGGTATCGAATTCAAGCCCACGCAAAACACTTTTCGCGAGATGGTATTTCCGGAAGTTGACGCCCGCAGCGAATCGCGCATTTGCATGACCTATCGCGTATCGCCGTTGGTTATTTCGGCAAAAGTCGGCATTGGTGTTGCAACGTACAACAACTACGCCGAAGCCCGCAAAGCACAGGCGGAGCGCGTGACGGTTCCCGAATGGGACTGGATCGCGGATAACCTTTGGCAGCAACTTCTCCCGCAGTTCGACCAGGATTACCGAAAATATGGCGTTGAGTTTGACTTGCGCAGCGTAAAGGTGCTGCAGGAAGAAAGCGATGCATTGCACGCCCGCGCGCGGGAAGATGCAAAATCCAACCTGATCACCCGCGATGAAGCCCGCGAGATTATCGGCTATGACCCGATTGACGATGAACCGGTATTTATTGGCTCCGGTGGTGCCAAGACGCAGGAAGACCAATTAAACCCACCAGAGCCGCCCCCGGCGCTTGCAATGGCGCAGGATGGTAAAATCATTTCCCCCGATGGTGAGCAAAAGCCCGCTATGGACGCCGTAGAGCCCCCCGAACAGGATGGCGACGAAGCCAAGGAAGAAGCCGAGAAATTCAAGGCGTTTGCAAAGCACCGTATCAAGGAAGGCAAGTACGCCGACATTCCGGCTTATGAGTTCAAGCACCTATCCCCGGAGCACGCCGCGTCAATTGTGGCGATGTATGCCGCTCCGGCGCTGATTGAGCAAATGAGTAAGGCGATGAAGGAAGTGACGAAATGATAACTCCGACCGGGTATCTCAAAGCGGACAGGCGACTTTCCCAAGCAGAAGCCGACAGAATACGATACGAATGGGAATCTACCATAAGCAGCGGTAGAACGGTTGTGCTGGGGCAAGGAATAGAGTTTATTCCGTTCGAGAAAAACACAAACGAACCCGTAATCGTCAAGTGCTCTTTTTGCAATGGTTGGGCCGCAGTGAAAACAAACTGCCCCCACTGCGGCGCTCCTGTTGGGATTTACTAATGAATGATGCTCTCTTAATCGCTCTAAAATACTCGTTCGCGTGGTGCGATGTGAACAACATCGCACCGCCGATTGAGTTATGCGTTCAGGCTGTCCCCGTCATGAAGTCCCTGCCGTTTTTCTCCAAGACCATCCAGCGCCTGGTAAAGTCGCTTTACGATGGCTTCATCGGCGGGGAGTTTGTCGATACGCTCAAAAACTTGATACGTGGGCAGATGCGCCGGGCTTATGAAGAAGCGTGGACAGACGACGGGAACGCGCTCCCGCTCCCGCCCTATTTGGAACAAGCCGCCGCCGCACTTGCTGACGAACAGGCCGGATATGTGGACGGCTATTACAAGGCCATTATCGACGCCCGCGTGGATAAGTCACCCATTGAGCCGCTACAATCCCGCGCTGAGTTATGGGCCAATCGGTACACTCAGGCAAAGAATGACGCGATTATGCAAATCACCGCCGAGACTGGTGGTAAACTGGTTTGGATTGAAGGCGATACGGAAGATAAGTGCGAGACGTGTTTAGCCCTGAATGGTATTGTTGCTTATGCAACCGAATGGCAGATAAGTGGATTCAAGCCGCAAAACGCCCCGAACCCGCTGATTGAGTGCGGCGGCTGGCATTGCCAGTGTCGGCTCGAAAACACCAACAAGCGCCGCACGGCTAACGCCCTTGACCGGTTGCTTACAATTGCGACGGCACGCAACGTATAGTTGACATTGGGCGTATAATGGAATAGTGGAGAAAGAACACTATGAGCCTTGAACCGTCCGGTATGAATTTTTTCAGAGATAGCGAGCACGTCATAAGAACGCTGACGCCGCTCATGTTTGTCTGGTCTGTCCTTGTTTTGGGATACACCTGGATTGTCACGCGCGGAGAAAAGAAAGGCAAGCGAAAATGAAATGCGACAATCACCCAGAAGTTGACGCTGTTGCCGTCTTCCCCAAGACGGGATACTTTTTACTCTATTGCCAATCATGCCTTGACGAAATGAAAAGCCGCATGATTTACAATAGTAATCTTAAGCTAAGCGAACTCGAACGAAACTATCAAGAAAATAGGGCTATACTGCAAAAAGACTTGGAAATTAGTTTGCGCGACCTTTCGTATGACATAGACGAAGGCGTCAAAAGGATGAAAGAGTTGCCCAAGTGAAAATCACGACCAAGACAATCCACGTCCGCGTGCGTAACCTTGCCGATGTTTCGAGCTTCGTGACATCGCAGTTGCCGCGTATTTGGCGCGGTGTGTATGTCGAAGCCGTAGCGGAGAACTTGGTCAAGGCGCTAAAGGTAGAGCCTGAGTATAAATACGTCTCTCGCAAATCCGCCTATGGTAAAACGTTTGTGAGCGACAAGCAGCGCCGCTATGTGATGGCCCGCATCCGTGAAGGGTCAATCACGCCCGGAACATCAAACCGCTTTGGAATTACATCGGCTGGCTGGCACGTTGTGAAACAGGGTGAACGTGCTACAATCGTAAATGACACCGAAGGCGCGCGCTGGACGCAAAACGACAAATGGCAAGCCCGGCAACCCGCAATGGTGGGCTGGGTAAAGGCTGGGAAGAATATCACCGAACACCTTGACAAAGCGATGGTAGACGCCATCGATGATGTCACAAAAGCAATGGAGAATGTAAAACTATGAGCAGAAAGAAAGCATCTACACCCGCTGAAATCCCCCCGATTGTACCTGTCCCCGTGATTGCCTTTCAGGGCAATTGCGACCAATGCCGACACTGGAACCCTAACAACAAACTAAAGGGCTATTGGGAAGGCCTGTGTGCAAAAGGGCACGGCATGACCCGCGACAATGCAAGCTGTGAACAATGGGAGCAAAAGAATGGATAGCACACTAACCCAGGCATTCCAAGAATGGCACACCACCGAGCGCCAAAACAGCGCCGCCTATGATGCGCTTTTTGTTCAAGCTGACAACGTCAACTGGCCCGGCCTTGCGAAGTGGTGCAAGCACGCAGCGGATGAAGAACGGGAGCACGCCGCAAAAGTGGCCGCGTTCCTGGTAGACAAAAACGTCCTGCCAGAAATCAGCGACATTGTGCGCGTTGCCTCCCCTGCTGGAGATGACCATACCGCCTTTTTTCAGGCCGCAATGGCGCGCGAAGTCCTGACCGATGAAACTATCAAGGAAATCTACCGCATGGCCGAAGAAGCGGGCGAGTATGACGCCTGTGAGTTTATATTCCCGTTCCTGGTCGAGCAGCGCCGCAGCATCCGCGAGATTGGAGACTATCTCAAAATGCTGGCGCGCCCGGTGGATAGATTGGTATTCGACAACTCCCTGGGAGCGTGATATGTATTACCCCGTTCGGAACAAATGGATTGCATATAATCTAAGAACGCAAAAATACGAGTTTCGCATCCTGCGAATCTTTTGTATTCCGTGCCCGTCCTGGCTTGGTAATTGGATAACTCAATAGGTGGATAGCATGAAACTATACGCCGTTACTTGTCACACGGATTATGATAAGTGGGGCGAGTCCTACGATGATAGTATCGTTAAGATTTTCTCTGATAGGGCGCGGGCAGATGCGTTTTGCGCAGAAAAGAACAAGACCGCCCGCAAGGAAAAGAACTTTGATGAGACGTATTCTGTCGAAGAAACGGAAGGCGAATTGTGATTAGGAAAATCCTTTGCGCTTTGGGATTTCACATTCCCGCTGCGGCAATAAGCCCCTTGTTAGACGGCAGAATACTTTACGAAGTGTATTGCCAGGAATGCACCAAATCGCTAACAAAGAACGATTGGGAAAAGTATCACCACAAAAAGTTAGAGAGCATAATGTGAGCGCACTCCCTGACCACACCGGCGAAACCTGCGTAATCATTGGAAACGGGCCGAGCCTGAAAACCGTCCCGGATGAATTGCTGCGCAAGTATCCATCGTTCGGGTGTAACTACATCAACCGCTTGCCGTTCTATCCCACATACTACACCTGTATCGATAGCACAGTTCTATGCCACAACGCCGGAGAAATTTACAACGTCGCGGCGATGGCCCGGCACGCGTTTATCAGCAGCTACATTCTGCCTAACCCGCTGCTTGACCGCCTGCGCTCATTGCCGAATCACATCCCGGTCGGGGCTGATACCTTCGTCTTTGACTGTGAGAAATACATGAGCGGCAACACTGCCGTTTATGTGGCCCTGAAAATCGCGTTCTTTATGGGCTTCAAGCGGGCGCTACTTGTGGGCGTGGATCACACCCAATCGTTTGAGCATTTTGACCCCAGCTATCCGCAGGCAAAGAACCCGAACATGGAAGGGATGCGCTATCACTTCACGCTGGCCCAAACGATTTACAGCGAGAATGGACGCGAGATTATCAACCTGTCCCCGCCTTCAGAGTTGGATAAGATATTCACGCGGGGCAACATGCGAGACTACGTACACACCGCGCGCGATACCGACTTCGGCCAGATATGCACAGAGACACACGAACTTTTGGAGTAAAGGATTACTTATGAGCGACAAAATTAAACACAAGGGGTACTGGATGGGAGAACCCATCGAAAACAAAACAAGAGACGAGCTTATTGAAATTGTTATGCAAATGGGCTTGATGTTGCAAGACGAAAGAGAGAAACATCACCACGAACTAAATCTCTTGCAAGAAATTAGAGAAACGAGAGCCGGGCGCAATGTCGGATTTTTTGCGTGGGTTTCTGACGTATTGGGGCTACGATGAAAACAATAAACCAGTTCCTGCGGGCGCAGGCCCGCCACAAAGGGCGCGCGCAAAGGTTGCGAGCCGTTGGATTATTTTTCCGCAGGGCGAAGCGGAAAGGTGTTTTTTATCATTGACAAATCTCTGCGATTAGCATATACTAATCCTACAGATTAATACTTTGCATCTAGCCTGATGCTGATTACTCAGCGGCGAAATGTGTAGAGACAACTCTACCATTTCGCCGCTTTTCGTTTTCCGGGAGCTATACCATGCCCTACGCCATTGAAAAGAAAGATGACAAGTTCGCGGTAGTGAACAAGGAGACCGGGGAAGTAGTGGCGACTCATGCCACGCGCGCCAAAGCTGACGCACAACTGCGGGCGCTGTATGCTGACGAACCCGAAGCCAGCAAGAGCGGCGCGCGCAATAGCCGCCGGGATAAGTTGACTATTTTGGACATCCGTAAACAGGCCGCCGCGCTGATTGAATTGACGCGGGAACTTGAACCGGAAGAAGATGAGCCGGAAGCCGTCGATATGACCCTTGAAAATCTCGCGTCACTTGTTGGTGACAATACCATGCTGAAATCATCCTATGCCAAAAGTTTAGGGATTGACCTGCCCGCCGATGTGCTGGCCGTCAAGTCCATCGGGGCCGATGAAATCCGGGGTTACTCCCACTTGTGGGGTAGTGAGAAAGTCGCTGATTTGGACGTGGAATACTTCACGCCCAAAACTGATTTTTGGGATGCGACATTAGGTAAATACGCCCGCCCGCTTACGTGGGATCACGCCCAGGATAGCGAGTTCAAGGCCAATCCCGTTATTGGTTCGATTTTGGATTTTGGCGACGATGAAATTGGGCGTTGGTACGTTGCAAAACTGGACGGCTCCCACAAGTACCGCAAAGCGATTGACGCACTTATCAAGGCGGGCAAGCTGGGTACGTCGTCCGATAGCGCCCCGCAGTACGTCGAACGGGTAAAAACCGGGAAAGCAACCTGGCTCAAAACGTGGCCTTTCTTTGCTGCGGCTTTGACTAACCAACCTTGTGAGCCGCGAATGCTTACGGATGGCAGCCCGGAATTTCTCAAATCGTTAGGCATTAGTCTCCCGGATGCGCCGGACATGGCGCGGGAGTTTGAAGCGTTACAACTTCGTGCAAGAATTTTGAAACTCAAAGGAGCGTAACAATGGATAACTTGCAAACCGCTCTCAAGTCAGTGATTGAAAAGTTGGACGGCTTCAACCTGTCCGAATCGCTGACCGGCGAGCAAATGAAATCGTATCAAGGTTTGGTGGAACAGGCCGAAGGTCTGAAAAACCAAATCGACGCGCAGACACGCGCGAAGGCAGTCAAGGATTGGGGCGATAAGTCCGCCGGTTCTGCCGTTGCTGCGTCGTTTGACCGCATGGCCCTTCCCGATGAAGGCGACATCCCCGGCGTTTCTGCCGATCCGCGCAGTGGTGAAATCTACTCCATTGCGGGCAGTTACAGCGGATCTAAGAACGTCGCACACCTGAAAAGCGCCGCGTATAAGGACGCCTTTGCCGAGTACATCCGGGGCATGGGCACCAAGAACACCGACCGCGCCGGGCGTGCCATGAAGGTGCTGAACGAAGGCTCCTGGACGGCTGGCGAAGCCTGGCTTCCGCCTGACTTCCGCGCCGAGCTTGTCAAACGCATGGCGACTGTCACCAGCGTGCGGCCCAATGCCAGTGTCTATACCACCGGCACCAATGAAGTGACCTTCCCCCAGGCCAATTATGCCACGACCGCAGACCAGTACACCAGCGGCGTGCGCTTTACCTGGCAGGGCGCAGGCGCGCAGACTTCGGACATCTCCGAAGCCACCAACCCGGTATCCGGGCAAATCAAAATCCCTGTCCATCTGGCCACCGCCGCGATCATCTTGCAGCGGGCGCAGATTGAAGACAACAGCTTTGACATCCTGGGCTATATCTCCGAACTCGGAGCCGAAGCCTTTAGCCTGGGTGAAGAAGATGCGTTCACGAATGGCGACGGCAACGGCAAACCGCGCGGTTTCCTGTCCCACCCCGCCGCGAGCATTGCGCAGGGTTCCACAAGCACCGTTGCGGGCGTGACCTATTCCGGCGATTATGTCGGCACCGGTTCGTCTGACCTGGCCTGGGGCACCGCCGCAGCTGGCACCGGCTTGTTCGGCGTCGAGGCTGCGCTCGCCCCGCAGTATGAAGAAGGCGCGAAATGGTATGCCGCCAAGAACACCTACAGCCGCATCCGCGCGCTGAACGCTGGCACCGCCACCCTGCCGCAGTGGTCACTTGGTGACTCCTGGCCTAACTTGGGCAACAACTATCAGGCCATGCTTTTGGGTTACGCCACTGCCCGCAATCAGTTCATGCCGACTTATGCGCAGGGCACCGCGAAAACCGTTGCCGCGCTCGGTAACATGAAGGGCTACTTCATCATCGACCGCGTTGGTCTTTCGGTCGAAGTCAATCCCTATATTCTGGGGATGCGCGATCAGGTCGTGGTCTACATGCGCAAGCGTGTCGGCGGCGATTTGGTTCGCTACTGGATGATGAAATTCCTGGGCTATACCGCCTAAAAGGATGGTGTCACAATGTCTCTCATTTATGGCCTGAATCTCGTAAAAGCGAAGTACACCGCAACGGCTACCGCCAATCAGGTGGCCCTGGCTGGCTACTTCGCTTCCCCCGGTACACGCTCGGTGTTTGCGACTCAGTCGGTCGTAAACTGCGCCGTCTCTACCGACGTTGGCAACATTACCGGAAAACTGCAAGGCAGCGCCACAACTGTGGCTACTGACTTTGCCGACATTACCGGCGCGGCTTTTACTACCGCGAACTCATCCGACACCGCCGCGTTTGAGCAAATCGAATTTGCCATCCCTGCCAGCGTAGCAAACCTGCGTTACGTCGGCACCGTTGCGGGCGGAACGCCAAATCTTGGCGTTTCGGCTACCGTGTTCCTGGTCAAGCGCAGCTCATAACCTATGAAGCCAAAAGTCTGTATTGTCGGAGCAAATAGAATCACCCTGCCATTCGTGGATTGGGAGCAAAGCAATACAGACTATTGGCTGTTCAACGAAACGGGTGCACACCCGGCGTTCAAACGTTGCGACGGCGTGTTTCAAATGCACGTTGAAAAGATTTGGCGCAATCCCGGAAACACGAACTTTGCCGGTCACTACGAATGGTTACAACAGCCGCACGACTACCCGGTATTCATGCAAGACGTTTTTGCGGATGTGCCCGCCTCGGTGAAATACCCGCTTGATGAGATTTGCGAAACACTACTGCCAAACATTGCCCGCAAATCAGGCAAGCCCGTAAAGTATTTCACGTCATCCGCCGCCTATGCCCTGGCCCTGGCAATCTACAAGGGATATCAAGAGATTGAGATTTGCGGCGTAGAGATGACAAGCGATACCGAATACTTTGCCCAGCGGGACGGCGTTACATTCTGGCTCGGCATTGCGACCGGGCGCGGTATCAAGGTCACACTGCAAGATAAATCAATTCTATTGCGTGCTCATTTGTATGGGTACACAGGCGAGGTCACTTTGCAAAGGCAACGATTAGAGATTGTAGCGCGCGCCCTTGGGCCGCAGGCAGAACAGGCAAAAGCAACGGCGTTCGAATTGTCGGGCAAGGTCAATACTATCCTGAAACAATTGGCCGAAGAACGTGACCAAGACAAAGCGAACAAGCTCTACGCCGATTTGATTACCGCGTTCAACGAACAAAGTGACAAGATTTTCCAATACGGCGTTGTGACCGGGCAGCTTGCCATTACTCACCAATACATCGGCGAAGTTGACGCGCTGATTCAGGCAGCGGGCGGAGAGAAAGCCTTGCAAGTCTTGACCGAGGCGGACGAATGACGATTACAAACGGATACGCCACGCTTGCAGAGTTCAAGTCCTGGGCGCGGATTACGTCCACCAGTTCGGACGATGACTCGGTTGCCGAAACCATCCTCGAAGCCGCATCCCGCTATATTGATGCCGAAGCCCAGCGCCGTTTCTATCAATCGTCATCTGACACGCACTACTTCGACACCCCCGCCGGGAATACGCTTTATTTTGATGATGACTTTTCGAGCGTTACAAGTGTCACCAATGGCGACGGGGCAATCATCGCGTCTACTGCCTATGTGCTGTTGCCAGCCAATAGCGTACCAAAGTACGGATTACAACTAATCCCCACCGTCGGCGTGACGTGGAAAACAGACAACGGGAACCCGTTGCAGTGTATCGAAGTGACCGGCGCTACTGGTATATCCTGCCCGCTTGACATCAAAGAAGCTTGTCTCATGATTGCAAAGGCGTCCTACAATCGGCGCTTTGGCGAGAATATGAGCGGGATCACAACCATCACCGCAGGCGGCCTACTCGTGACGCCCGAAGATGTGCCAGCGAAGGCATTGCAGGCAATACACAATCACCGCAGGATAACATTCGGATGAGCGCTCAAACCCTCGACTCCGCCATTGCCGCCCTGACCATTACGGGACTGACTATCAAGAGCCTGTCAAATATCCCGCAGGAAGTTTTTGATAGGGATTGCCCGCTCTTGTTCCCGTCTCCGTCTAACTGGCTGGGGCAAGGCGCAGCGACTCCGGGAAACTTTGATAACGTCATCGCGGGCCGCGTGCAATATGAGCACAACCTGACCTACGTCCTGGCATACGCACAACTAAGCACCGGGCGCGGTATCTCTGATTTTTATAACGGCATGGCGACGCTGGTTTATACATTGGTGTCAAAGCTGATCAGGATTGACCTGGTCGCCATGAGTATTAAGAAAGTTTCTGTTACATCGTTTGGGCAGCTTACAGACCCGGCGGGTAAATTCTATGGTTGCGGCCTAACCGTAACCGCACAGGAGTACATACCATGACAATGGAAGATAGATACTTCGCTTCCGGCACGCGGTTGGCCGTATTCTACGAACTCGACCAAACGACCGGACGCATTAAAGCAACAAACATGACGCCCTATTATGGGCTTGTCGTCTACGGGCCGAAGGGCCTGACGATGAACATCACCGAGCCGCGCAAAATTACGCACGTCGGCCAAGACCGCCCGTTACAGATTGACTGGCTCCCGGCCCTGGAAGGCATGGACGCGGAACTTACCACATCGGCCACAGAGTTGAACATTCAGGCCGCAGTGGGTGGGGTCAAGACCGAGACCATTGGTACGGCCAAGCTGAACCCGTTGCAGACATCCCAAATGGGCTTCGAGCCTATCATGGGCGCGTGGTTCGCCCGCCAAACACAGAACATCAGCGGGTTACGGCGTTGGGAAAGCTATATCTTTAGCTCTGCCAAAGTCGTGTTTATGCCGTCCGCCATGACTGACGCCACCGCAGACTTGCGTTACAAAATCGCGCCTGCCATCAGCACCCGCAAACTGTGGGGCGACTCTTGGACAAGCGCGACCAACGGCGCTACTACCGCACAGGTGGGGCAATTCGCCTCGACCGGCTATCCGTATCTTGTCGGCTGGAAGGTCACGAGTTCAGATGTGGCATTCCCGTTTGACACCGACAAGGCCGCAACGGACAGCGACGCCGCCATTTTAGGCGTATGGGTCAATGATGTCCTGGCCGCAACTAGTGATTACAGCAAGGCCAAAACCGGCGTTACCTTCGCAGTTTCGCCCGGTTACGACACCGATGGTGTTGGCAAAACCGTCACCTGTCTGTACGAAGGGCCGTTACTGGTTCGTGTGTAAATCAAAACAGCCGGGCGGGTGAAAGCCCCGCCCTTTTTGACTGCCATTATTATGATTGAACTTGACCATACTCTAACCCAGCGTGTCAATGGCGAGAAAAAGCAAGTCCATTATGTCGCCAAAATTGAGACGCACAACGAAACGACCATCGATAGTACCAAGCGTTCCCGGATTGCCTACTTTACCGGCAAGCGCGCGGACATCGATTTTACTGACCTGGATACTACCTGGATTGCCCTGGTAGTGTTCCCCGCGTGCGTGTCCTGTTCTACGGGATTCATCTCAATTGATGGCACAGAGATTGACGTGCGTAAGCTGGAGTGGGAATCGTTCTGCCTGCTCCCCGCCGCGCTTTTCGATGTCTGGCAAAATCGCGTTTTTGAAGATAACCCGCATCTACTCGAAAGCAAAGCCGATGAAGCCGTAACCGGCGGCGATGAAGAAAAAAAAAGCAAATCCTGAGTTTTCTCTCTGAATTTTATTGTGACTTTTCGGATAACTCAGACCTGGGAAACGAACCATTTGCGGGCATACACCATTCGCTTATTGATGACGCCGTGCGGATGCTGGAAATCATGGAAGCGTGCGAGTGGAAATGGACACTAAGCGAAGCCATGCAGCAGCCCGCCGCCTTACTTGACGCCGTTGTCCGTCTGAAATCGACCGGGCTAAAAATGCGCAGGCAGATTGAAAAAGAAAAAGAAGGGAAACTTTAATCATGGCTCTTGTCGTTGACGGCGTAGAAATCCCCATCGAAGTCCTACCAGATGCGCAGTCCTTTGCTGCGGCTAATCGCGCTTTAGACGAAACGCTAAAGCGTGGTCAAAAGTTAATTGAGCAATCCGACAAGCGCAAGAAAGCGCAGAAGGAAGAGGCCGACCGGGTTGTAGCCGCAGAACGCGCCAAGCAAAAGGCCATAGAAGAAACGACAAAGAAGATAAACCAACAGCGTGAGAAAATGGAAAAGCTCGCGCAAATTGGTACACAGATGGCAATGCTGGGAGCGGCTGCGATGGCTCCCTTTGTCGCGTCCCTGAACTCCTACATCAGCAACGCAAGTGAAGCCGACAAGGTAGCGCAAAGGTGGAAAACCAGCACCGACAAGATAGCTGATGCGCAAGCGCGCCTCGGGCGCGAGACTGCCAGTGTTCTCAATCCTGCGCTTGAAAAGACTGCCGACTTGGTAAGCAAGGCCATGAGCAGCCTGGAAAAGAACCCGGCGGCCCTGTCCGGGCTTTTGAGCATGGGTGCTACACTTATTGCGGGCGGCGGAGCTGTTGCGGCCCTGGCGACGGTATCCAAGCAGTTAGCAACCATGTCAAGCCTGACCGGGAATGTTGGTATGGGCAAAGTAGCGGGCGGAGTGGGTAAACTCTCCGAAGTGGCTTTATACGCCACGTCGGTTATATTGGCCGCTGAAACCGGGCTGGCCCTGGGTAACGCTATCAATAAAGCACTTGGGCAGGATGAGCAAACCTGGAAGGACATCTTTGTGACCTGGTTATCTTTGCCTGCCGCCATGCTAAAAATACTTGGGGATGGTCTGGCAAAGATACCGCTGTTTGGGGATACGGGTAAGCAACTGTCTGATTTAGCTATAGACATGCGCGCCTTTGCTGAAAGGGGAGCGGATCGCATCTTGGGGCCGGATGCCGAACCCTACCAAGCGCCCGGCGAAATGAAAACCAAAGCGGACGATGAAGCTCGTCAGAAAATCATTGCCGAAGGTATGAAGGCCGCCGAAGAACGCGCAAAGATTGAGCGCGATACACAGCAGAAAATCATGGATGCGCAGAAATCGTATGCCGACAAGCGCGCGTCAATTGAGAAGTCCATAGCGGACGCGGCCCGGCAATTCAACCAGCAGGAATCGGATGCCTATCAGGATTATCAAAATCAGCGCTCGGACGCGATACAACAACACAACATCGAGAACCAGCGCGCCGAAGAAGACCACCAGCAGCGCATTGCACAGATTCAACGCGAGAGCCGCGAACGTATCGAGGGCCTTGTATCTCAGCGTGACGCCCTGGGTATTGTCCGCGAGAAACGCGCCGCCGCCGCAAAGATTGGTGAAGAAAACGAGAACTACAACAAAGAGAAGCGCCGCCGAAATCAGGACTTCCAAAACAAGCTGCGCGAAATGGATCGTAACTTCCAAATCGAAGCCCAGCGCCGCAGCCGGGAGTATGAGTTTATGCAACAGGCGCGCCAGGCGGAATTACAGAGCGCACAGACTGTCTACCAAGCCATGCTCCAAATGTTGCAACAGGCGAGACAGGCAGCACTACAGGCAACACAATCGATGAATACGCCCTATGCGGGCGTCCCCACCGCTTCCGGCTCTGGCTATGGCGCGTCGTCCAATCCCTACGCCACCAGCGCACAACGTAGCGGCGGCGGGGGAAGTTCGTCAACATCCAACGTCACGGTAAACGGCGGCGGGCTATCTGTGTCCCAAACGATGCAAGTCGTCAATCAGGCAATCGGAAACAATAACCGCGATTTGATGCGGGCTATGGGAGTCGCAGGATGACATTACTCAAAGAATACGCAATCAAGGGCAGCAGCGACACGGATTACGTCACCTTTGCAAGCCTGGGTGTACCCGCTCCTGTTCCCCACTTCCAGCCCGTAGCAGACACCGCGCTCCTGGCGAATGGGGTCAGGGCGGGGTTGGGTTTCCCCCAATGCCCGCTTGACTTTGGCTATCTTACCATCCCGCAAAGGAATGCTTTACGCGTCAAAGTTCCGGGGGTATCCGCCGCCGTTTCGATGGTACTGCCGACAAAAGAGTACAGCGGCGGAAATTCATCATCGGATGAAGTTTGGAAATACTACACCTGTGTTGCAGACTGGCCTATGCCGGAACCGACCGAAGCGGGCGATACACACAAAATAATGAATTTCCGCCTGGATGTCCGCTACATGATTGACGTTACACCGAGTTCGTAAATGGCCGCTATTCACTCCGCAACCTCCCCAGAACTTGCCACGCTGCGCACATATCCGCAGGCGTCAAAAGTCCGTTGTGCTATCATCACGCCGCCGGTTGTGTTTCAGGCGCTTATTAATCAGACGTTCTCCGCCTGGGATTGTATCTATGAGATCACCTACGATACGGTAACAACCGGGGCCTATACCGATTTACAACTTGACATGGAGCTATGGATTGGAACCAGCGCGGGCGCTTGCGATGTGGGCAAGTGTCGGGTACGCAAAGCGGCGGATGGAACAAAGATTTACATCGGCGAGACATCCGAAGTCAATTTTATGAACAACTACCACATAACGGGCGTGCTTGACTTCCTGCCCCATGCCCGACATTTGCGCGTGTTGGCCGATGGTACAACCTACATGGATTATGATGTAGCCTACACAGACCAATACCGCTTTTGGAAACCAGTCCCCATTTTGGGAACTCACGCGGTAGTGAAACTGACCGGCGCAGACGTTACCGTGCGGTTTGACGCGTCGGATAGCTATATCATTGATGATACTTTGTGGCAATGCCAATGGACGGCGTTGGGCGGCGGAACCAAGACCGAGCCGGGCGGAACAAATCTTTATTGTGACTTTACCTACGACGCGGTCGGGGTGTATTGGATAAAGTGCCTTGTCTATTCGTTTACAAACAGCAAAACGCAATACGCCTATCGTTGCGTCTATGTTTGGGACGAAGCCAGCCCGCCGCCCGCCGTTGCCGTCAGTTCGTTTTCCGCTGACATTGACGGCGGATGGAACGCGCAAATCACCGCCTATTCTGGCGTAGGTCAGACCATCCCCGACCGGGCTATGTGTATTCTGTTCTCGGAAGATTACGCGGGCGGGGCCGCGATTACTACGCCGGGACAAATCGTAAACCGTGAAAATATACTCATGGTTGGCTGGGCGCGCGGGGAAACTGTCACGGAAAACTTGAACGGCGGGAAGGTATCTTTTGACATCGCCGGGCTGACGTGGTGGTTGCAAAACCGCGAGAACTTCCCGGTTGGGGTAGAGTACCACGCCGGAACAGGTCATTCCAGCGCATGGACAGCCATCGAAGGTCTGACGGTACCGCGCGGGCTGGTAGCCTGGCTTACATGGCGCACGACGCTAACGCAAATTACGGACTGTTATTATCCAACCGGAACACCCGCGACGCTTTTGACTGCATCCGTAGAAGCGCCGAAGGGCGACGCATGGACGCAGCTCAATACATTTTGCAATGACCAAATCCTGGCCCGGCCTGCCTGTGACCGTTACGGACGTTTATTTGTGGAGATTGACCCGAATAACACACCATCGTCCGAGCGTAGCGGGATTGTAACCGTGATGACCATCACAAAGGCAGACCGGGCCGATACCGTGGAGTTTGAGCACGTCACCACGCCGCGCACGTCCTTTGTAGACATCAGCGGTATCAACTTCAAAGGCGCTGCGCTCGATAATGCAGATACATTCTTTGCCATTTCTCCCGGTCACATCGATAAGGACGTGGGCAAGCCTATCAAAAAGGATAGGCTGTTGTTCCAGACCCAAGCCTACGCCAAAACAATGGCCGGGCTGTTGCTGGCGAGCGGGAATAATCCTTTTCCAAATATCCCCGTAGCCATGCCCCAAAACAACCGCATGATTGATGTCGCCCCGCGCCAATACTGCTCCCTGACCATATTGGCGGCGGATAATCCGCGCGGCGTGGGCTATTCTGGTTTGGTTATCCCGCGTACCATCTCAATGGAAATCGAAGAAGACGGCAGACTAACTATTGACGTTGGCTTTGAAGGCGTGGTAACGGAAGACATATCCAGCGATGGGGACAAGCCGAATGACGCGGACAATAACCCTGACTTTTCAGAGTTCCCGCCATTGCCCCCATTGCCCCCGCTCCCGTTTCCGCCCTTCCCAATCAACAACATCCCGCGCTATGGGTACCTTGTGACAACCGGCGGGCTGGCTTATTATGACACGCTGGATTCTATAACCAACCTGCCAATCTGGAAACTTTGCACGGGTATCATATCGTCTACGGCCGTTTCGGACACAAAAGTATTCTACGGCTCAAACCGCGCCGGGCGTCTCTATTTTGGTACGGTAACGGGTGGCCTGTTCTCGTGCCTGTTGGGCGATCAGATGCAAGAAGTAGAGATACCCGCCGTTTCCGCCGCCTGGGGTTTTGGCGTGGATGACAACGCCGCCGACTCGGTCGCATTTTCGGGCCGCGATTTTACAACCGCGATAGACGGGCTTTATGTGGGCGGGGCATTGACGCCTTTCGCGCTGGGTACCGCATATCCTGAACAGGTTTGGGATACTCACGGCTTGACATTCAACCTGGGCAAGTGGCTGTCTGTCTACCCCCAACTGCTATACAATCCCGTCCGCGTTTTGCGCATTTCTGCGGATGGCAGCACAATCGAATTATCTGACGCCATTACCCCGAACACCGAAGTAAACCTATACACCAAACATGCGGGCTACTCAGGCGATAAAACATTTATTATCGGACGTTCGTCCGCTTTGACGGCGGGCGGGTCAACCGAAACGGCCCTGACCGGCATTGAACTATTCGACGATGAGGGTGTAGCCAGCGAACCGACCGGAACAACCATACTCGCACGCGAGAATACCGGCGCGGTTGCGAAACTGTCTATAGACGGCGGCGGCTCCTGGTCAACCATTGCGACATTCCCCAAGACGACCGGGGCGTACTTCAGCGCAATCCAATGGGTGAACGCGTCGCAGTGGGTTTGGGCGGTTGGTACTCAGGCCGCATCCGGGGACGCTGGCGTGTACATTACTCAGGATAATTCCGCAACCTGGATTGACATTACATCTAATTTATACGACTTACTTGGGCCAGACTTTAGGCCGCGATACGTAAGGTGCTGGCTATGAAAAACAACTTTGCAAAGCTAAAACAGCAGAATAAGCAAATCAAAAAGCAGACACCCAAAGCGCCTGAAACGCAGACGGCCTTTATCGGCGGATCTGATGGCAAGCTAGAAGGGGATTATCCCTTTCAGGTTTGGGTTACACTTTGGGACGGCTCCGAAGCCCTGGCGATAAACCAGAAATGCCCGAATACGCGCGGTTATCCTGTGGAAGTCAAGTTCCGCGACGGGCATTATTATGTCGAGAAGGTACGCCAGCCTTACACCACCAGCCTGCAAGAGTTTCCATCTCACGCCAAGACACACGCACGTTTCGGCTCGGACGTGCTCTTTGTGGACGGTGGGCAGTTCTCACCAGACTTGCTTATTCCCGTCCCTGGCGGCTTGACCCTACGCTACTATGGCGGCTCGTTTGATGACGGCACAACGGTTGTAGACATTCCCCCGCAAGATGTGGATATGACGTCCCATATTCCCGCTACGGCTGGATTTGCAGCCTGGGTGCGGGTGGAGAAAACCAGCGCCGGGGCGCTTGCGGTGGTGGACGGGGTCGCGGTTGCGGCTGATTTGTTATCGCCCGATGACATCCCGGCACAAACGGCGGGGAATCAAACCATTTGGGCCGTGCGTTGTATCAACGGGATGACTGAGTTTATCTACTCTCCAGTTACGAAGGACTTGCGGGATTTACGCTTTGGCGGGGCGGGAAGCGCGGGGAATACCATCGGAATAGATACATTCGCCCCGCAAGGTTGGGACGCTGCTCAAATTTGGAGCAAGGCGGTGGTGAGTGTTGTCACCACGAAGTTGCGGATTGTCGTAAGTGCAAGCACGGACATTACCTACTACTGGCGCGGGAGAAAGGTTGATACCGGGCTTACATCTATTACGGTCAATTCAACCGACGATAAAGCCGAAGGTATCTGGTACTGCTATTCAACCGATGGTGTAAACTTCGTTCTAAATCAAACCCCATTTTATATCTTTGATATGGTTAGCGGGGCGATCCGCTCTGACTTGATGCTATGGGAATTTTATTGGGACAATACAAATAACGCTGCGATCTGGATTCAGCCCGAATTTCATTCGTCCGCTTTTTACAGCCCTTCCATTCATGGCTACGCTCACGAGAGCTTTGGCACGCGCTACGCAAACGGGCTTGACATTTCCTACGGCCTGACAGCGGCAAACAACGATACCCGCGTCAAGCTAACGAATGGCGAGATACACGATGAGAGTGTTTCTGCTTATATCACTCACTCCGCCACGCCAACCGCGATATGGGAGCAATTGCTGGGCAGCGCAGGGACGGCGGATGCTAACTTTGCCGCGCTCCCGATTTACTACCTGAGCGGGGCGACTCCCGTATGGCGTAAAGTAACCGCCACATCCTACCCATTTCAGCCGGTGAGCAATAACTACATTTATTACAACCGGAACAACGCGGGCACATGGGATTACACTACTTCCATTGGTTCATCGTCCTGGGTAGTGTATTGGGTTGTCGGCACAACCAATCAAAGCGAACCAATTGTAGTGATACCGGGCAGGCTTGATAACGGGAATCTCACGGCGGCACAAGCCGAAGCGTTCCCAAGTTTACTAACGCTATTCACGGAGTATAAACTCCTATATAGGATTATCTACAAGACTTCGGCGGCCAATTCTAACAATGGCAAATGTCAGATTATCTCGGTGACTGACTACCGAAGGGACGCAATAGCAAATAACGCCGGTAGCACAAGCGCCACGAGTGCGTCCCTTGTTTCGTTTACGCCATCCGGAAACATTGCGGCTACAAATGTTCAAGCCGCGATTGAAGAACTGGATACCGAAAAACAACCGCTCGACGCGGAACTAACGGCCATCGCTGGGCTCGTAAGTGCGGCGAATAAACTGCCTTACTTCACCGGCTCTGGAACTGCGGCGCTGACTGACCTTACCGCAGCTGCCCGAACCGTGCTTGATGACGCAACTATTGCGGCTATGCTCGTTACCCTGGGAGCGCAATCCAAAAATCTCGCTCATTTCAGCCCATCGACTGGGAAGATTGTACGAACTGGAAACCAAGCACTAAAACTATCTCTTGGTATTGATTGCTGTTGCGAGAACGGAGATGTAATACAGTCCGCGAGTGACATATCCCTGGCGAGCATTTCGCTCACTGCGGCCACTTGGTATCATATCTATGTCTATCTCAATTCGGGGACACCTACAATCGAAGTCGTAACAACTGCCCCGGCCACGCCCTACAAGGGTACGGCCCGCAGCAAAACCGGCGACACGTCCCGGCGCTACGTTGGATCATGGTATGCGACTGCTACCAACGTGCTTGGATATTGGAGCCACAATCCGCAAACTGGAAAAATGTCTGTGCTGGAAGACACCGATCAATCGCCTTGGTTGGTGGTTTCAAATGGCGGAGCCTTAACAGAAACAAATGTAAGCACAATCACACCCATCACGGCCATTGGAATATCCCTCTACATATCCAGCGCCAATGCTTCATATCGTATCGCGCTAGGAAATAGTGAAGACAACGCCGCCCTTTCCAATACAAAAGGCGTATTTCTGGTCAATCCCACGATGGCAATTACAGCAGACATTCCTCTTGATGCCAACCAACAATTCAATTATTTAATTGGTGGAGCAGGAAGCGGAGCTTATATCTTTGAAACTGGATACTACTATGGCAGATAAAATACTTGGTTATGCCACATCAAACAGCGGCAACTCGTGGCGACGGGCTTATGATACCGATCCGCTCTCTCCAGGAGAAACATGGAGCGAAACAGAACCAACGCCTACGCCGGAATTTGTAGCGGCAAAAGCGGCGGCGGAAACTCGCAAGAGTTTGGCGCGCTCCAATGCAAAAGCCGTGACGGCTCTAAAGACAGTTACGGCGGCCAGCGTAGCGGAGTACATAGAAAATAATGGCGGAAATGTCGTAGCGTTACGGGCCAGGGTTATCGAGTTGGCTCAATTAGTTATTGCGATTCGGGATGTTCTTTGGTCTGACCTGCCCGAAAGCAACGGACAGGCGCTTAAATAACAATAGAGCCGGGATGACCGGCTCTATTTTGTGTTACTAACGGCAGGCGTTACCGGCGGGGCGAGTTTCCCCGCACCTTATACAATAATCAAGAGTTCCATCCGTGACATCAAAATCGTGGCGGCATATAGCCCCAGACGCTTTACGATGTGTTAGGCGGTGTACTTTGGTTACTGTAAAAACACCGTTCAACCAGTATCCCTCGGCAATTGCGCCTTCATCTTCATCATTTGATAAATCAAGACCGACAACATATTTTTTAGTATCCATTTTCACCTTTCTACGGGTCACACGGCAGCGGCTTCATCCGCCGCGCCATGTCAGGGTCATTATCATAGCTGTATTTTGTCCAGCTTTCTGCCTTTTCAATCTCGCATTGCACGTGCAACGGGCACGCGCTACAGGTTGTGATACGCATTGGTATCTTCCCGGCCTCGGCGCGTTTCTGCGCATTGCGTAGCCGCGAAGCCTGCACCCGGTCAGGGTGGCGCTCGTTGTAGCGGCGCTGTCGTTTTGCGTTGGTCATTGCTTTTTCACCTATTGGTTTGCCTGTCATCTCGTCTCTCCCGTCTCTCAGAATAATCTTTCTTGTTTATCGGCTCTTGCCATAATCGTGGCGGGCGTCCCTTGCAACTCCGCGATTACAGCAAGCAGCGCCTTGCGTTTTTTCGAGCAATTTTCAGCATGGGGATAATCGCCTAAGCCCGTATCATATATGTTTGCATCGAACGCAATCGGCCTAATTTGCCGACGCAGCGCTTCAATCGCCGCTTGATTTGTTTTGCTTATTTTGTTCATCAAGCCACTCCTTTAGTTCAATCCATGCGTTCCAGCCGTCTTGCATTTCCGGGTCATCTTCAATCTCTTGCATTTTTGCAATAATTTCATCAATCGTTGTCATCTCATCTCCCATCTCGCCGGGCCGGGGCCGCGGGCGGCTATTTCGGCGCGGGCTTGTGTTTCTGCCTGTACTCATGTGCAAGGTAGTATCGGCGGTACGTTGCAAGCTGCTGCTTGTCTGCGCATTCCCAGCGGCCACAAGTGCCGTGACGCCATGTCAGGCGCGGGCGGTTACAGAACGGGCATCGCTTCATACGACTTTTACCGCGCCCTTGAATAACTGTTCTGTAAGCGCTACTCCCTGACAGGTGGAACACTGGCGGCGGTGGTTTACCAGAAACGCGATAATGTACGGCTTATCATGCGGCTTGTAGTGCTCAAAGTTCCCGCTTTCCACTTCGATCAGGGCTTGCAGTATTGCATCTTCGATGTAGCAAATATCGCGATCAATCTCTTGTAGTTTCATTTCATTTCCCCTATCGCGGCCCGTAAATCCGGGTCGGTGTTTTTTACAGGCTTATACTCACTCAAACGAGATACAACGGCGGGCCAGGGCAAAGTGTTCATTTCTCCATTCCAACAAATGACAGTCCCTAAAATCTTTGCATCCCTATACCGTTCGTTTATCAGGTGTTGCTGCATGTCGGCAGCGTACTCGGTATCTTTTGCCTTTTCGAGTTCGTCAATTACCAGAACTGGTATTCTTGCAAGCCGATTGATTCTGGCGATGTCCGTATCCATCACTTTAGGGTCGAAGGCTTCTTTCAGATAATCCATCAATTCGTGGCCGGTAATGTAGCGGGCTTCGATACCCTTTTCAATACAAGCGTTTACAATCGCCATAAGCGCAATAGTTTTGCCGTTCCCGTTCGTGCCGTATATTGGCAGTAGCCCGCGTGGATTGCCGATAAACGCCTGGGCACGCCGCTTTATTTCGGCGGTGCATGGTGTAGCGCTTGTCACCCTTAGCGTTTTGAGTGTTATTTCTCGTTCGTGTGTGCGCAGTCCACAAAGCGCATCCAGGGCGGGCTTGTTGCATTTCGGGCAAGGAAACGCCCGGCCAAAGTAGGGATGATCTACATCAACGTTGTATGTGTAGAACTTCCTGCCGTCGCAATAATCGCACTCAATCACCGGCAAGGATTTGGGCTGCGAGGGCGCGCTGGGCGTCTGTGATAACTGGCGCTGGTGTAACAATTCTTTGAGTTCTGTAATTCTGTTTTGCATAATTCCCTTTCTGTCTGTTATCAACCCGGAACCCGTTAGCTTTCCAACCCTTTAGGATGGCTTCGCAGTAACGGATATTCTTGTGATTATATTCGGCGCAATCTTCCAGGGCTTCCATCACCCAGTGGGCGGAGTAGGTATCGATAAAGTCACCAAGAAGCTGTGAATTGTAGGGTGTTAGCATTTCGATGTTGTTCTGGTAAAAGGTGAATACTTCGGCGGATTTTGCAGCTTCTTCTTTATCGTTAAGTAGGTCGTTAATTGGGGCGTTCTGATTAACTTCTGGGGTTAATGGGGTATTAATCTCAGTAGTTAATGGGGGGTTAACTTCTGGGGTTAATGGGGGGGTAACTGACGTGTCAAATAAAATCCTGTACATATTTGTGATCTGTGTATTGTCCTGGTATCGTTCCTTCTTTTGGACATATCCCCGCTGAACCAATATCTTTATATCTGCGCTGATTCGTTCTTTCGATACGCCGCGCATGTCTGCAATCGTTTTGAGTGAAGGCCAGCACCAACCGTTTTTGTCGCCATAAACGCCCAAGCAGGCAAGCGTCCTGAACACAGAATCGCTAAGGGTTGTATCTTCTACTGCAACCGCTGGCGTAATTGAAAATCTTTGATTGCCGCTCATAGTTCATAATCCTTTATGGCACAAAACGCGGCCACGTCCTTATCTGACAGAATAAACCATTCACTAACAAGGTGAGCGTGAGAAAAAATAATATGCGCATCTTGCTCAGAGTGAAAACAATTCTTACTTCTAAAGGCGTGAATAAGTTTTACTGAGTGCTTTAGTTTCTTTATATTCTGGGTGATGCGCTTTTCCAGGTTAGTAGTATTCCCAATCTTATATACATTATGACCAACTGGTTGTATTAGATACACCCATCCGTCTACTTTGTATTCGGCTTGTTGTTGGCTCATCTCTCCCCCAATCTTTGCGCGTGTTCAACGCGCCTTAATGCCGTCTCGAAGCCCATCACAATCCATAGATAGGTTTCGGAGCTTCGTGAGTAACCCATGCGCTTTATTTGACTGCGCAGTACCCACAATTCATGTGCCATAATTTTGCGCAGCAACGGGTCGGTAACACTTTTATGAGTAGCCATTTTCAAGTAACCTTTCTGCCAACTTTAGCGCCTTCCATTTGTCCGGTTCGTTGAACCCGATACGCTTTAAGATGGCAACTAAAACATAATGCTCCCCGCTTGCACCAAAGGAATCCCCCGGCGCTGGCGTTCGGTCATATTGCGCTTGTAACTCGTAATACTGGTTTGCTGTCAGTTTGTCCATAATAAAAATCATTCCCTTTCGCGTGCCTGCGCCTGTGGCTGGCACCCCCGGCGGGGTGGGCGACAAGCACGCAAAAAGAAATGATTCGCTTTGCCGGTTTGTTCTCTATAGCGGCAGCCACTCCGCTTTTGTCTTACTTCTCAATATTACTCGATACCGTTCGAAGTGTCAAGCGAGTTTGCCATACATTACCAATTCCACAAGGTAATCAAGGCTGAACGTCGCAATTTCACGGATTTCGCCTTCCCCGACTTTTTCATAGAGTACCAGCTTTTGACATTCCCATTCGCACAAATCTAACTCATGCGTTTCGGTTTCTTTCAGCACCTGTGCGGTGCAGTGGTCACATTCGTTGTCGTTCATCGTTTCTCCCTTTCGTTGCATCGCCCGAAGTGTCAAGCGGATTCGTGGGTCTTTAGAACTTTCTCCAATCGCTCGATTTCGTCTTGCCAGTCGCTGATTCTGCTTTCTGGCATTGTTTTAGACAAAATCATTTTGCGAATATAGTCAATCTGCTTTTCAATACGCCGCTTTATTTGGCTATTATTTAGAATTTTTCCGCTCATTTTCTCTTTGATTATCATCGTTTCTCCTTTTGAGTTTTTCGTACTAGTTACCAGCCGCAAATTCCGCGAGATGCAGGCTGGCAATGTTTTGTTGTGACCCGCGCCGCTCTGCCGTCTCTAGTTTAGCACCGTAAAAACGGGTTTCTGCATACACGGCGCGGGTCTTGTGTTGCTGCGGGCGGGCCTTCATTGTCACCGCTAATCGGTATGATTAGGAGTATAAGGCTATTAGATTTGCTAACGGCTTTCGCCGCCGCCCGCTTTGCCAGTTTTCGCGTCCCACTCTGTAGCCGATCTGCTACGGGTCAACCCGCTGGCATACTCATTATACAACCTTCGGAAGAAAGTAAAGGGTGATATTTGTGACCGGTCACTTCGTGAAAGTTACCCAATGCGTACCTGTTGCGCGCCCTGTCTTGTGACCAAAGAGTGGTTGTTCTGGCGTAAGTTTCAGAATTTCCGCGAGGCCATGCTCCATCTCATTCCACTTGAAAATCAAAACACCTTGTGGGCGCAGAACGCGAAAACACTCTACAAAACCTTTGCGCAGCATTTCGCGCCAATCGCCTTCAAGCCTGCCGTACATCGCCGCCATGAAACTTGTTTTACCGAAACTCACATGCGGCGGGTCAAAGACAACAACGGAAAAAGAATTATCAGCAAAAGGCAATGCGGTAAAGTTCGCAACGCTATCGGGCTGGATAACCCAGGGCTTGCGCCCAGGGCGTTTATCGGGGGTGATTACTTCATTGCGAATGTCCACGTAAAAAGCCCTTTCATCTTGTTTATCAAACCACATCGCCTTTTTTCCGCAACACACATCAAGGATTGTTTTCACAGCATCACCGTTCTCGGCTCAGAAACCACCTTACCCCAGGCCGTCCACTTTGCCCGCTGAAACGTGCCGCATTTGCAAACGCGCTTACAGCAGTCCGAGATAACGCCGGGGCGCGGGTCATCTGTGAACCATTGCCCCCACTTGTGTACATGGCCCGCCGGGATGCGGGACTGCTCGGCGCGCTCTTGGTCGGAGAGTTTGCAAATCATGACAGCACCTATACCGTGATGACTGCGTCTGCTATAGAATCGTAGATTACCCAATATTTGCGGTTATCCTTTTCGGAGCAGGTAACAACGCGGTTAAGGGCGGGATTATCTTGAAACATTTTTACAACTTCGACGGGAATTTCTGACAAAGCCTGCGGGCCTGCCAAGTGAACTGTTCCCGACATTTCCAGTTCACCTGTACCGCGATGGGTATAAATTCTCTGCATCTTACTTTCCTTTGACTAATTTGTACCAGTGTTTGCCCCGCATGGCACATGACCTAATTTCGTACCGCTGCGCGTGTAGAATGCGCAAATGGTACGAAACAGCGTGCCGGGTGCTGACGTTGAAACACGCGGCCAATTGTTTCCATGTAGCGCCGTCCACAAGCAGGTCAAGCGCGGCGGTGTAGGATGCGGGGAGCGTGGTCATTGTTCGCCATCCATCTTTCGGCGACAGTACGATTCCCACTGTCCCTCAAGGAACATCTGCGCTGACATTAGCTCGAACGCCAGTTGCCCGGCGGGTAAATCTTCGCCGTACTTTTCGGCTAATTCGTTACCAAGCACTACGGCTAATTCGTTGAACGCGTCGCCGATTTTGTCCTTTATAAAAACTGCTATGTTTGTGTCTGTCATTTTTGCGCCTGTTCCTTTTCTTTCTGCTCGCGTTCTTCTTTGTTCTGGCGTTCCCAGTCGAACGCGGCCCACTCGTGGTATGCCTTGACTTCACGGTCTACAATCGCGCATAGTTCGCGGATGGCTGTGTTCTTGGTGATAGGCTTTGGAGTGGGTGTCATTCCGTCACCACTTCGCAGGCGCATCCAGGCACAACCAGATAACCGCGCGTAGTGCTGACGCGATAATTCTTGCCATCGGCGGCCTTTTCAGCCGTCACCTTATCGCCAACTTTCAGGGCGACTTGTCCGCGCGTGCGGATTGGCTCGGTGATTTTGATTGTTACGGTAGTCATTCGTCCCCCCGTTCAGCCCGGCGCAATTCGACCGGTACAGGCATGTGGACGGATACCCACTGCGCAAAATAGGGGTCGGTTACAGCCGGGGCATAGTCGGGAAGATAGCCAGGATGGTTACGGTAATATTCTACCGCGTTGATAGCCGTCTGGCCTTTTGGGGTCAGTGTTTCGGTTCGTGCGGTGCATCCTGAGTTTGGCATGTTATTCATCCCCCTTCAAAATGCGCACGGCTTCGGCCATGTCGGTGCCTTCGTATTCGCAAATGGTAACTCTTTTTCCGGGGCGGCGGCTGTATACGTTGATCACATTATCTTCGTGCATTACCAGCCAGCGATAGCCGTATTCAATCCGGGTGTTCTCGTTTTTCAGAAATTCAATCAGTTCATCCATTTTGTCATCCTTTCCACGGTCGCAAGGCCGGGGGCGATTTTCTATTCGGTAAACATCGGGCGATACCACGCCTTTGGGCAATTCGCGTCAATCCATTCGAGCGCCTTTTCTTTCGCGGACATCCACGCCAGGATAAAAATAGCGGGCGGATAACCTTCGGCGCTGTCTGACCATCGCCCCTGCATAGCTTCGTTTTCCGGGGCGCTTTTTACGGCTTCCATTACGGCATCGGCGGCGGGCGGGTTCATCCCGTTTTGCATAAGCAGTTCCTTGATTTTATCTTCGACCGTTTTCATCGTCATAATCCTTTCGTCTTGTATCCCCGCCGCCGGGTGACGGCGGGGAAGGTGGGTCAGGGGCGCGGGCTAGTCGGGAAGGCCGCCAGTATGAGATGGTTCCATACCGGGCAGGGCTTCATCGATGTCGGTGGGCGGGTCAAGGTTGAAATGGTGTTTCAGAACAATGGTCGCGGCCTGTCGGCTATCATTGTTCTTTGCCGATGTAGCAAGCCAAGAGAGTTGATTGATGTCCTTAATCTCTCCCATTGGCATCTCGCGGCCCCTGACGGTGATTTTGAATGCGGCGGCTTGCTCGTAAGTCATTTTTACGGGCGCAGGCGCGGCTGGCTTGACAACGGGAATATCTGAAACGGTGACATCGATATAGTCTTCAACGTCCTGGGTAAAGTATTCGCTCAACCCGGTCGCGATCAGGGTTGCTGCTACAAGCGCGCGCTTATCGGCCATCTTCAAGATTGTATTTACAATGTCGGCGGGGTCTTCGTTTGGAAGGCAGTACATTGTCCCGTCAATTTCCCACGCTGGCGATGTCCCCTTGCTGGTTTTGCGCGAAATCTGTACAGCCGTTCCGTTTTCAATTGCATCACGGAACCGTTGCCAGTATTCGGCGGGCTTGCCATATTTGCCCGATGTCTCTGCCTTTTCGATTGCAAAGACAAATTCTGAGACGCGCCCGCCCTGGGTTTTCAGGGTGCTTTTGTTGATGTGCGCAGGAACCTGACTTTCTTCAACCCATCGGTAGCGGTATTTCTTTTCCCAGGAATTGCAAGAGCCGTCAACGCTGGCAACCAAAAGATTGCCCCGATAAAGATTGCAGGTGCGGCGATAGTAAAAGAACGGCTCGCCGTTGTGCTTTTCTCCCGTCCAATCTTCGACGGTTTCGGCGTCTGTAAAACGGGGGCACAAGCCAAAGAAAGACGTTGCCTTTTCCGCGCCCGCCTTCAGGAGAGATGGTTTCTTGCTGCCAGGAATAACGCCATAGTCGACGTTTTCCTTCATGATACCGTCAATCAAATCTTTCTTTGCTTGGTAGGCGATCAGCGCATCTTTGGCTGTGACAACCGGTGCTAAAAATCCCGGCGCGTCTTGGTGGATAATCATTTCGTCTGTCATATTTTCTCCTAAGGTTACGCCGGGAACGCCCCGGCGGG